AATTCCGCTAAACAGAACAACCAAAGAAAGAATTGGTAGTATTAAACTATACACACCAAATGGAATACAAGTAAACGATAGGCATAATTTTGATGCGATTTCAGCAACAGAGGCTCTGGGTTTAGCTGGTTTAACGCAAGAATCTCTTACTGGCCAAACTGCAACTGCAGTCGCAGAAATTATACCAACTTTATTGAAAAATTTAGGCGTTATTGGTGAAAGAGCTTCGACAATATCTGTTGCTGGCCAAGGTTATGCTATAAATCCGCTATTGCAAGTAGTTTACCAGCAAACTAAAAATAGAGAGTTTCAATTTAAATTTAAATTCGCCCCAAGGTCGGCCCAAGAAGCGGCAGAAGTTTTAAGTATTATAAAAACGTTAAGATTCCATTCCTATCCAGAATATTCATCTGGAGGAGGTTCTAGGTATTTTATTCCACCGTCGGAATTTCAAATTACGCATTACTATCAAAACTTACCAAAAATATTTCAGGCCGTGCTGTCCGACGTTAAAGTTGAATATGGCCCTAATGCTACTTTCGCTACTTTTTCCGACGGTATGCCTATTGAAATAGATCTGAATTTAACGTTTACAGAAACTATTGCTCTAACTAAATCAGAAATTTCAGCTGGTTATTAAACATGCCATATTTTAAAAATTTCCCGCAAATCGCATATACCTTAGATCAAGACGCTCAAAGTTTCAAAATCGTCCCCAATATGCTGGCTAAGGTCAGATTCAATCAAGCAGTTATTGATAATTCTAGCCTTTACTTTCAATATGACGTTAAAGATGGAGAAAGGCCAGAAGATATTGCATATAGAGTGTATAAAGATCCAACTAAACACTGGGTAATACTAATTGCTAATGAGGTCCTAGACCCGCAATATGATTGGGTTCTGAGTCAAACAAATTTTGAGAAGTACATCAATACAAAATATAGTTCTTTGACGATTAACCTAAATCCCACAGAAACGTATACTGGAAATTATCAAGTTTCTGAAATAGCGTACCAAGGTGGTAATTCAGTAGATCAATCTTCAGTCGAAGCTACAGTAGTCTCATATAATTCTACTTCTAAGTCTTTAATTTTAAAATTTGCAAATTCAACTTTAGCTACAAACGTTAATATTACTGGGGTAACCTCGGCGCAAACGCATAACGTTATTTCCGTTGCATATAATAACGATGGTTATAATTGGGCTTCCAATACAACCAGCCATTTTAAGGTTACTGAAAGGTCGACTAATTCTTATGATAGAACCATAAATACTAAGACGTATAAAGTTTCGGCTAAAGACTATAATCATTTTTCAGATTCAGTTTTCAATAGAAATACTAACGTCACAACCACAGATAGTTATACTCTAAATGATGGAAGTGTTTTGGGTGTTGAGAAAACTGTATCTCCTATGTCATATTATGACTATGAAAATGAACTTAATGAAGCTAAAAGAAAAATAAAATTACCTAGATCTGAGTTCGTACTAGAAATTGAAGCGCAATTTAAAAGAATATTGGGGGTTTAGTTTATGGCTGATTCGGTTGCGCAAGAATACGATTCATCAAGATTAGCATATGATGTTAAAGTTTCAGAAATTAGCGTTATCACATCAGCTGGTGTGGATATTAAAATAGATTTTTTATTAGATGAGTTAAATATCTACGAAGATATATTTTCTAATACTATTTCTGGTGAAATTTCTATTATAGATAGCGGAAATTATATTAGTAGATTAAACTTCCACGGAAATGAATACCTTTCGATTAAATTTGGAACTCCGTATTTAAAACCTTACGATAAGGTTTTTAGAATTTACAAAATATCAAACGTTGAATTACAAACACAATCTACGTTAAAGTATAAGATACATTTTTGTTCAGAAGAGTTTATCGTAAATCAGGAAAAAAAGGTATCTAAATCGTATCAGGGGTTGCAAACTAGCCAAATAATATTAGACATAGCGAAAACTTATCTTGGAGTTTCGCCCTCAAAATTAAACCTCAATAATATTGAACAATCAGTTGGGATTAAAAACATAATAATACCCAATATGAGGCCATTGGAAGCCATAAATTGGTTAGCCTCCATTTCTATAAATGATGTACTTAGCTCAGCGTTTCTTTTTTATGAGAACAGAGATGGGTTTAACTTTAAATCGTTAGATAATATCTTTAATGGTAACATAAGAAAAGCCCTGAGAATGGGTAATAAAAATACCGATAACGATGCGGTAACAAATCAATTTTATTTTGACGATTTCCAGATTACTCAAAGTTTTGATTTATTAAACTCTATATCATCTGGCGCATATTCGTCGGAAATGTATAAGTTAGATTTATTGCGCCAACAGGTAGACTACACTAAATTTGATCCTGCCTCAAATAGTTTCAAAACATTAAATACTTATTTGCCCTTTAATTTAGCTAGAAACAGATTTAACCAATCTTTGCTGGATTCAACTGCATATACTCGATACTTCGTTGGTGTTGAGGGCGATCTAACAGATAAATGGCTTTTACAAAGAGCCTCGCAATTTTCTCTACTAAACTCATATAAAATGAATATACAGATTTCTGGTGACAGCGAATTGAAAGTTGGTGATATGTTAGAGCTATCTTTTCCAGACATGGGTAGATATGAAGAAAGCAGCCAAATTTCCGAAGACCCATTTAAGTCTGGTTTGTTTTTGGTTACTACGTTAAGGCATACAATAATTAGAGATAAGTATTTTTGCTACGCTCAAATTTGTAGAGATTCAGTTAAAGAAAATGTGCTTAGTTATGTGCCTGGGACCAGATATGAGGAAGTTAAAAAATTATGAAATTTAGAAAAAACTTTATTGGTCTAGATGGATTTTTTTGGTGGGTTGGTGTTGTTGAGAGTAGAAAAGATCCATTAGGATTGGGTCGGTGCCAAATTAGAATTTTTGGAATCCATTCCGGTAGTTTGAGTGACATTCCTTCCCAGGATTTACCTTGGGCTCAACCTATCCATGCAGTAAATAATCAGTCTTTTTCTACTCCAAAAGAAGGCGATTTTGTTTTAGGATTTTTTATAGATGGTCACGCCGCACAAAATCCAGTTATCTTAGGAATAGTTCCGGGTATCCCCCAAGAAAAAACTAATACCGAAAGAGGATTCGGCGACCAAAGAAATGAAGAAGACTTAGTAAATTCGCCAAGAAAACCGGCGGAATTGCAATTTGAAAACGATGGTTCTGGAGTAAATATTACTGAAGCTGAAAAAGCTGAGAGATATCCTACTGACGACCAATTAAATCATCCAACTAATAGTAGTTTGGCTAGAAACGAAAACGTTAACCGAACTCTAATTCAAGATAGAAGAGAAAATTTAGCTGAGGTTCCTTTGTTTGATGGTTCGACTTGGACAGAACCTTCTCCAGCATATGCAACTGTTTACCCTTTCAATAAAGTTCTAGAAACTGAATCTGGCCATATTATGGAGTTTGACGATACTCCATCTTCGGAACGAGTTCATATAGCTCACAGAAGCGGAAGTTATGTGGAGTTTTATCCTAGTGGATCAAGATCAGAAAAAATTGTTAAAAACAAATATGAGGTCGTACTAAGTGACGACCACGTTTATATTGCTGGGCAAGCTAAAATTACTGTTGGGGGAAATTCTTCCATTAAAATTGTTGGCGATGTAGATTTATTAGTAGAAAATAATCTAAACATTAAAGTCGCAGGTGACGTAAACTACACAGTTGGTGGAAAATTTAACGTTAAGGCCGAAGAAATTAATATGGAGTCTGCAACCGACTTTAATATTCAAAGTAATAAAAATTACAACGTAGATGCTATACTATTAAATTTAAATAAAGGTGCGTCTAAATCCACAGGATTAGGTAATGCTCCGAGCGTTGGAACCCCCAACGCCCCCGTTTCATTTGTCGAATCTACTCCACCCGATAGAGCTGCAGTGTTCTTTGATGCTGGGGAAGAAGGGGCGGAAGAACACATTAAAGAACAATTAGATAAGGGGTTGTATACTCAGAAAAACTTAGATGCGGGTGATAAATTGCAACCAAAAGAAACCGACAATACATCACCAAAAGTACCCCAAAGCGTTGATGAAAACTGCGAGGGTGTGGAAAACCTCAAGTCATTCCCAGATTCATTACAATTAACTCCAAACATAACACTCGGTAAGGTTAGTGGTAGAGCGCCATTTGGCCAGCGAGTAACAGCCCAAAGAGGATTATCTGAAGGCGAGATAGTTTGTAACTTGAAATTGTTGGCTAAAAATTGTTTAGAGCCGATAACGCAAAAATATCCAAATGCTCTAGTAACTAACGCATTCCGATACCCATCTGGGGCTTCTGCCGGCAGATCCCAGCACGAAATAGGACAAGCTGCTGATATTCAATTTCCTGGAATTAAGAAATCGGATTACTATAATATAATTCTTTGGATCAGAGACAATGTTCCGCATGATCAATTGTTACTAGAATATCAAACTAATGGATCTGGGAATCCTTGGATTCATATATCCTTTAACAAAGAAGGAAATCGAGTCGGCGGCACCAAACACGCAACTTTTGTGAATCATCGCAAAAAATATGACGGGTTCGTTCAACTAGCATGACAACTACTTGTTTTGAAATTGACGCGTCTATTATACCAACTAAAGCGAATTTAATTAATTCGCTCAATAAAATTTCAAATGAGATTAGTCGGTTAACTCTAGAAGGCGAACCCGAATTAGCGCAAAAAATTGATTCTGAACTGGAACAAATTAAAAGCACATTATTACAATATTTTCCTCTGTCAATAGGCTACCCGGTATTTGGCGATTTAAGAAACCCCGAATTAGAATGGGAAAAGATAATAACAGCTTTGCAACAAGAATATCACCTTTACGTTCAAACGATGATTTTGGACGTAATTAATTCTCTGATACCGATTAATTTTGAAGTTTCTATTTTTGGATTAAGTGTGGATCTGTTGGCATTAATATCAGATAAAGATTATAATACTCAATTAAAACTCCAGGTAGTTGAGAAGGTTGACGCTTTTTATGAGATGTTACCCGATTCATATAAGGCTTTTGGGGGCGAATATGGAATAGATTACCCAACCCTTAAAGCCGATGCGGTTTGGTCGTATATAAAGGCCCAATTAAACAATTTTGCGTTAAATTTTCTCCACGACGCCTTTGGGGCTTTGATCGACGAATTCCAGACAATTTGGGACGCTTTGGGATTACCTTCTTTACCAGATTTGACTGATTTGAGTGTTGAGGAATTGGTATTAGCTAAGATTAATTCTTGGAAAACTAAGTTAGAAAATCTAGATGAGACCCTTATAAATAAAAGAAATGAACTATATAATGACCTTTTAGAAGAATTGAACTCTATTTCTTTAGTAGGTCTAAGCGCCGTTTCCATAATAGGAGACGAAATTGAGACTTCAGTCATTATGATAGAACAAGAAATAGACAGAATAATTGAGGCTTTGCGAGATTTCGGTGAGGCTTACCCCAAAAAACTGATTCTTGAGTGGGTAGATACCATTATGGAGTTTTTAGATGCTATAGGTATCGGTAGCTTAATTTCAGATTTATTAGCTTTAGATTTTAGCAAATTTTTAACAACTATAGTTGGGTTTCCGACTTGCATAACTGTAACAGATAAGAGCGATAATGGAAACTAGAATTTATTCAGATTTGGACTTAAATTTTACCAAACATCCCATAACTAAAGATGTTGCTAGAAAGACCAAAGAAAATGCCATCATAGCATCAGTTAAAAACATTTTATACACAAACTATAACGAAAGGCCATTTAATCCTAGTTTTGGTAGCAACATAAAGAGTATTTTATTTGAGCCTGTGGATAACATTACTGCTATCGACTTAGATACTGAAATAAGATTAGCTTTAACTAACTATGAGCCAAGAATAAAAATCGACGCTTTGCAATGCAATCCAGATTATGACAACAATGGGTATCAAATCTACCTAAGATTTTTTCTCTTGAATTCAATCAAACCAATAACGATTAGCGTCTTTCTAGAAAGGTTAAGATAATGGCAAATGCATTAGACAGCAAACTAGTTATAACAAATCCAGATTTTGATACTATAAAATCTAATCTAAAGAACTTCTTGAGGGCGCAAGACGTATTTTCCGATTATGATTTTGAGGGTTCCGGTTTGGCAAATCTTATAGATTTGCTGGCATATAACACCCACTACATGTCATTTTATATGAACATGATAGCTAATGAGTCGTTTTTAGATACCGCATCTATTCGTAGTGCAGTTGTTTCTCATGCCAAAATGTTAGGGTATACGCCAACTTCAACGACTAGCGCAATTGCTAGAATTAACCTAACTTTTACTCTAGCAAATAATCCAGCAGTTGCTAATTTAACAGCTTTGACTATTCCAAGATTTACTCGTTTTTCTTCTTCAGCGTTAAATGGAGTAAATTACATATTTTCTAATTTGCAAGAAGTTACGGTTTCTAAAGCGAATAACGCATTTACGTTTAATAATTTGGTTCTTACAGAAGGGACGCCGGTCAATTACGTTTTTGAGTATAATCAAGCAACCAACCCTAAACAAGAATTTTTATTGCCAGATGTTGGCGTAGACACCAAAACTATAGAAGTCATAGTTCAAAACTCTACGCTAGACGTAACTCAATCTACATATTTTTTAGCTCAAAATGCAACTGAAGTTTCTTCGGATAGTAGAGTATATTATGTGGAAGAATCAGATAATCTAAAATATAGACTTTATTTCGGCGATGATATTTTAGGTAAAAAACTCTCAGACGGCAATATAGTAATTGTTAGTTATTTGTTAAGTTCTGGCGGAGCAGCAAATAAATCAACCAACCTAACCCTACTAAATTCTGTTGGTGGGTTGTCCGTTGGAAACGTAGCTATGGTGCAAGTTGCAGCAGGCGGCGGAGCGGCGGAATCGATCGATAAAATTAAATTTACTGCTCCCAAAAACTTTGTCTCAAACAATAGAGCAGTAACAAAAAACGATTATATTGCGTTAATAGAAAGAT